TCTCAAAGCGTGCAAGTGCGGTCATTGTGAATCCGGAGATCACACCGGACAGATGGATCGCCACAAGAAAGAATGCATCTGTTCGGATGGATTCTTCTTTTGAGAACAGAAAAGCAGCTACCGTTATCGGGGATTACAACCCGTCCAAATATTTGCTGTCCCATGCAACAATTGTTGCCTCTGTGGACGTAGCCAATTCTTCAGAACCTCTGGGCAGGCAAATTGTAGACGGCGTGGAGATTGATCGTCGTTTTTCGGATTTTCTTATCACAAAGCCTACAGAACGCTACATCAATGCAAATTTTGATAGCTTTGAGCGTCGTCTGTTGCTTTCGACATTCAAGACATTTGTAGGGGCAGAATCCTACGTTGAACACATGCAAATCCCCGCTCTTTCCAAAGGGAAGATTGTGGACGCTGTGGCGCGAGACATCGGGGATTCTATCTACATTGATATCCTCGTCGCTAACGATCTCAAGCACGAACCTCTGATTCATTCGATCCGTACAGGAGAACTAAATACGCTCTCTATGGGTGCGAACGTCCTCTTTACTCTTTGTTCGATCTGTGGAAACGTAGCCGAGGACGAAACCCAACTTTGTACGCACATCCGGAATTTCAAAGGTCAAGAATTTCAAATGGCCGACGGGTCGACCCGGATCGCCGCCGAGATCTGTGGGCACATATCCAACCCGGATAGCTGCCGCTTTATTGAAGCTTCCTGGGTTGCTGACCCTGCCTTCAAGGGTGCTGTCCTTCGCGGTATCGTCTCTCCGGAAGGAGTCTCCGCAGAGAAAATCCATAAGGCTTTCACACTCCCGCAATTGGTTTTTGACCCACACACCATGCAAAAAGCAGCTTCCAAGGGAATTGTCTTCCCTGTGAGTTTTGGAACCCCTGCTCGTTGGGGGAAAGCTACCGTAACGGAAGATCCTTCGTCCTGGACATTCCAACCAAGAATTGCCAAGGAAGACAACCTGGAAGCTGTTGTAGAGGATGTTTACAACACGGTCAAGAAAAAATTGACAGAGCGAATCAAGAAAGATCTTGAGACGCTAGGCGAACAGGAAGAGAAGAAGCCAGAGGAGCCCGAGAAGTCTGGAGATGCTCTTGATGAGGTTTCCGACAACGACACACTGATTCGCACGGCTTGCAAGGATGTTCGGTGGCGGCGTATTGCTTCTAGCGTCTCCAAGTCCGTACCAAAAAAGCTTGCGAAGCGGGTGATGGTTGGCCTCATCCTTCTCCGATCCGGAGGTTGGGGTGCTCTGGTCAAATCCAATTTCTCAGGGGATGACCTTCTCCGAGTTTCTTACGTCAAAGAGAAAATCGGGAGAAAAGAAATGCCCGCCGGAATGTCCAGGATTTACCAAACTGTTCGCAAGGTAGGCGGAACACGTCCTTTCTCTACGGAGAAAGAATATCTTGCCGCTTGTGCTTCCGTGATGGGTCGCAATCCCACATTGACGGAAGCAAAAGAATTGATCCACAAAGGGAAAATATATTCCCTTTCCGTTTTCTACTTATATCTAAGGAAAGACAAGGATTGAAAATGCGCGTTCGTACATCTTGGAACCAGAAAGAGATTGCCGCCCGTCAGGCATCCACTGTGATTGCCTCCGATGATCCTGCGGATCTTGCTTCTATGAATGCTCCGGAGCACGCGAAAGCGCAGCCTTCCGCAGAGGAGTACATGAATGGAGATCCCTCTTCATGGGCGGAAGACGTTCACCCGCCGGATTGGAAGGACGAATACAGTGATGGCCAGACAGATCGCAACGAGATTGGGATGCCTGAAATGAAGACGGCAATGACCATGGAGCAGGCGGTAAAGAAGGCCAAGCTTGCCTATTCGCTTGCGAAGCGGACTCTTGGACGGAGAGTGGCTTCTGCGGTCCTTGAGGATCAGGCTTATTCGTTCATGCATCTTCCGACCGAGCATCTTGTTGAGGCTTACAACCGGACCGCAGAGTTCGGTGAGCCAATGGCAGAAGAGGATGCTGCACAGGAACAGATGGAGCAGCTCCAGGTTCAGGCAGAGCAGCTTTTGTCTGCCGGGAAATGGGCGGAAGCGCAGCAATGCCTTGCTCAGATCATGGAGATGCAGGCTCAGCAACAGCAAGCTCCTGCCGCTCAGCAGCAGGTTACTCAGGCTCAGCAACAGCAAGCCCCGGCGGCCCCTCAGCAAGTGACTCAAGCTCAGCAGCAGCAAGCCCCTGTTCAGCAACAGGTGACACAGGCTCAGCAACAGCAAGCGCCCGCGCAGGCTCAGCAGCAGCATACAGCATCGATCACGATGACTCAGGCTCAGTTGAACGCCTATGTGGCCAAACAAGTGAAGAAGGCTCAGCAGCAGGTTCAGCAACAGCAGGTTCAGCAGCAGCAGGTTGAGGAGACTCAACAGGTTCAGGCTTCCGACGATTTGCTGCTTGATTCGCTGCTTGACCCGGTGGAAGAGATGCCGGTCGATCTCCTCCCGGAAGAGTCTCCGGTTGATCCGATGGAGTCTGAGATCTTCTTCGATGATGTGGAAATGGATTCTCCGATGATGGACGATGCTGTAGGGGATTCGGATCTGGAGAGTCTGTTCATGGGTGGGGATGAGGCTCAGGCCGCTCTTGCTCAGCAACAGGCTCCCGTTCAGCAAGTGACTCAGGCTCAGCAGCAGCAAGTTCCTGCCGCACAGCAGCAGCAGACTCATACCGCTCGCGTCGCGTCGCGTATGGGCACTCGTCCCCCGGGGGTTTCTCGGATCAATGGTGGTCCTTCCCCCCGGAATAACAAAGGGTCTGCTGCTTCGGTAGCGGATCTCAGCAAGCTGTGGAATGCGCCTCCGGACGTGTCCGGTGCATTCCGGTTACCAACCGCTTACGATATCGCCTCTTCGGACGCGATATCGGGAAGCCCACAGATGAGATAAAAAGTCCTGTCCCTCCCCTCAACAAAGAGAGCGACTCATGTTTCCTTCCCTTGGTCAAAGCTCTGGCGATTTCAAAGAAACGTCCGGGCGAGTTCAACCGCACCACATCGTTGTGCGGAATACAGTGGGCTTCCTCACAGCGGACGCACTGACACAAGCCAACCCTCCGGTTGTCACCGCATCTGCGAACGTCTCTACTGTGGTTCCCACAGCGAAGAGAGGTGTTCTTGGCGGATCGGTGATGTTCACTCGCCCCGATGCCGGTAACGGTCAACAGGGTGGGCCGGTAGCTCCTGGCAGCACCTACAATGCTCGGATCAAGCCTCTTGGTCTGGCGTTGAATGATGTTCTCGGGAATGCCTTTGAGAACACCCCAGGTGTTGCCTCCAACCGTGGTCCTTACCTGGCCGCTGGTGGTACTGCTTCCGTAGCGATCTACGAGACACAGCGGCAGATTGGTGGCTCTACCGCACTGACCTATCAGACGGGTGACCGCCTGTATGCTTCGGTGAATGGATACCTCACCAATCGGCTTGAGGATGCCTACGAATACAATGTTTCTGGTCAGAACTCCATCGAGTTTGTGACTTTGATTGGCATTGTGAAGCAGGCACCGGATTCGTCCAATCCTCTTCTTACCCTGGATCTGCGGGTCTTATCGGAGTTAAGTCATGGCAAACGCATCTACATTGACGATGAATGAGTACCGCCAAAAAGTGATTGGCGAGTACGTGAAGACAGCTGGCGGGCGTGCGAAGCTCGCGGCATCCATGACACAACCTCTTCGGTTGCGTCGTGACTATACTGCGGTGGGTCGGAAGACCTTCCTTGTGGAGCAGCTGCCTGACGGTGCGCTTCCGATTTACGACAAGGATCCGGATGTTGCGGCCTTTGTTGTGGGTGAGGAAGGCGAGAACATCGTCAGCATTCAGAAGCCCCGCCGGGTTTTCTTCCCTCTGTTTGAGGTGGCCTCCAACCCGGAGATTCCGCTCACACAGATCAAGGAGCGCCGCTTTGACTTGATCGAGCGTGCTCAGGATCTTGCCAAGGCTCAGATCCAGGCGGCTGAGGATGAGCGTGTGTTCGCCATCCTGGACAGCATTGCGGTCAACGGGTATGACTCTCTTCCGGGTCAGACCAACCCCGATGTTCCTGTGATTGCTCCGATCTCCCCGGCGGTTCTCGCGGACGCCTTTGCGGAGATTGAGCGCCACGATCTTCGGGTTGCCCGGATTTACATGAACGCTACGGATTACGCGGATATCCGTAAGTTCGGTCGGGACATCCTGGACATTGAGAGCCAGGCTCAGCTGTTGAACACCGGTCTTCAAGCGAACCTCTGGGGCGCTTCGATCATCACAAGCCGTCTGGTTCCTGCGGGGTTTGTGTACCTCTGCACAGAGCCCACCAACTTCGGGCGCTTC